AGAGTGACCGCAGTGGTCGTGGCCTTCTGGTCGGGGCGCAGGCGCACGATTTCGCGCTGGCCGTCATTGAGGTGCTCAACCAGTTCGACGGCGCTCCAACGCACGCCGTCAGGGTCCTGCAGCGCGGTGTGTGCCCGAGAGATGATGGACTGTGCGGTGGTCATGCAAACGGCCTCTGTCGAACGCTCGTCGAAGACATCACGCGACCGCGGGTCGCTTCCAGACGCGCAGCTCCGATGGCCGCCATCGCCTTCTGTCGGCAGACAAGCGCCTTTTGCTCGTTGGTGTAGATTTGCCCCGGGATGTCATGGATGCGCGCCAGCGCACCTTCAATGACCACCTCGGCCCACTCGTGGAACAGCACGTCGGCCACCTGGGTGGCGTTGCGACGCGGGCGCAGAGCCACGGTCACCCGCAGGCCGTTGATCACGTCGTTGTCCGGTGTGGGGAACAGGCGCAGGTTCAGAACCTCGTCCACATGGCGTGTCGTGAAGTACTGCGGGCGGCCGGGGGTGTCATCCATCCCGGAAGACTGTGCGCGCGGAACAGGGACCAGCAGCGTCTTGTCGGCCCACGCCCACACTACCTGCGACAGCTCCTGCTGAGAGGGCAGCTCGAATTCGTAGTTGGCCGTGAACGCGGTGATGTTGATTGGGTCCAGGTCTTGCTGGACGACCAGGCCGCGCTCGCACAACTCGATTGCCGAGTCCACCAGGCACTGCTGCGCGAGCGGCTCCGGGCACCCCAGGACGCTGGGCAGCAGTCGTGTAAAGAACGCACTTACTGGAGTCATTGAGGCACCTAAAGAAATGGCCCAGCATGGGCTGGGCCATTCTACATCCTAACAGCTAACACATCAAGCGGCGATCATCAGCGCCAGAGACTCGGGCTTGACCACCTTGAAGCCGTAGACGTTCAGCGAACGGATGTAGTCGCCGAAGTCGTTGGGGTTGCGGATGGTCTCCATCTTCGTGATCTGGGAGGCGAAGGTGATCGCGCTCTTGTGACCAGCGATGATGACGCGGCGCTTGGCCAGCGTGCCAGCGGGCTGGATGCTGTTCTCGGTGCCGTCACCGGAAATCCACGCAGCAGCAGTGCCGGTACCAGCAGCACCACGGGGGAGCTGGTTGGTCACGTACACGGTGAAGCGGTCGATGGTACCGATCTTGCCGTTGCGCACGGGGCTGGTGGCGTCGCCGGTCGAGTAGGCTTTGGCCAGATCGGACTGGAACAGCAGCGCGCGGGTCAGCGGGTCGATGACCAGGTAGCGATCGCTCTCGGGCACGTTCTGCTCGTCCAGGATCGAGGCCATCTCCAGCACCTTCTGCACCACGTTCGTGGCGTTCAGGGTGACAGGGGCGGCGTCGGTGCCCATGGCGTAAGCGCCGGACTTCACACCCGCGTTCGGGCCCTTGTTGGCTGCAGCCCCCTGGAAGACGGTGTTGTACAGCACGTTCGAGTCGATGGCCACGCGCATCTGCTCGGCGGCGTCACCGGCGAACATGTCCATCAGGTCGGGCTTGGCCTGGTACTCCAGCACGTCGTTGATCTGGAAGGCAAAGTACTTGCCCTTGTCGATCACGAGCTCCTGCGCGTCAGGCGTAGGAACCTGGTAGTTCACGCCACCGCCAACGGTGTAGTTGGCCACGGTGATGGTCGGGGCGGTGTTGATCACCACCTTATCGCCCATGCTGCCGATGTCGCCCTGCCAGTGGGTGTTGGCGATGTCGCCGTACACCGAAGCGGCGTAGAACTTGGCGTTCAGCTTGGCCGACCAGACGGTCGGGATGAAGTTACCCGAGTAGGGCGGGGTCGTGTTGAACGGCGACTGTACTGGAAAGACAGCGTCGTTATTGCGAATGACTGCCATGATGCACTCCTAAGAAAAAACTCTCCCGCCCTACCTGCTTACCTCACTCGGCCTTCGGCAATGGCGGCATTGATCTTGGCCTCAACCTGCTGCATCTCCTGCTGCCGACCGCGGTACAGACCTCGCGCCACATCGTCGTAGAAGGCCTTAATCTGGGCCTGTGTAATGATGGGCTTGTTGTCCGTTGCGGTCGGTGCAGCCGACGCTGCAGCCTTGGGGCTTACCTGTTTGTCCACCGGGTTGGTCTTCGGTGCCTGGGGCTGGGTCGCCATGAACGCCTTGAACACGTTGGCGGCGCGCTCGGAGTTCAGGGACTGCTGGGCAGCATCCAGAGCAGCCTGACGGGGCTGGCCGTACACCGGGTCTACCTCTGCAAGCCAGGCGAGGAACGCCTGATTCACGTTGATTTCTTCCCAGTTCGGCACCAACTTCGTCAGTCGGTCGAAGAACGCCTGCTCAGCCGTCATGGCCACAGTCTCGGTCGTGCCCTTGAGCGCTCCCTCCAACTTGACCAGCCGCTGCTCGAATGCAGCTGCTTGACGCTGAAACTCTGCGGCTGCACCGCCGAACATACGCTCGGCAACACGCTGCACCATGTCCACCAGGTCTTGGCCGAAGGCCTCAACATCCTGTGGGTCTGCCACGGGCTTCTTCTCCTGCACAGCCGGCTTGGCCACTTCTTCCAGCTTGGCGATGGCGGTTTCGAGTTGGGTCTTCAGCTCGGAAACCTGCGCCTGCAGCTTCGGGACATCACTGTTGTACCGGCCCTGGAGGGTCTTGTACTTGTGTTCCCATGGATCGGGTTGCGGTGCGGTCGGTGCGGGAGCAGCAGCCTGTGGCTGCGGCTCTACCTCCTTCGGGGCTGGCTGGTCAGTGATCGGTTCCTGCGTCTGCAGGTACTCCGCCGGTTTGTTCATCGCAGCGAGCGTTGCATCGGCGGCCTCGACTTGAGCCTGAATTTGCGGGGGCAGTGCCATGAATTTTCTCCTGAAGCCATCGGCCTCTCAGGTCTACAAATCCGGCGGGCGCTGGCACGCTTGCGCCGGGGTGATCGGTTACTGCCTAACAGCAGCGGGGGCCTTGTCCATCAACTCGATCATCTGCTGTAGCAGCTGGGCTTTCCCTTGAGCTTTGCGCAGTTGTTCGACGTCGCTGTTTTGGACAAGGACTCGAAGTTCCATGTCGAGCTTGGCGTTGATCCATTCCCTCAGCTTCGGCTGCCGAGCTAGGAAGGCAAACAGTTCAAGCTCTTCGTTACGGTCAATTGTGATCATATCACACCCGGTTTGTCAATAGGTTTTGGCTATTTTGGTGAATAGTTGTCTGTCACCGGTGCGCCATCCATCAACTCCTGACCATTACCCTGGGCTGCAGCCGCCTGCTGTTGCTGCATGGCGGCCATCTGTGCCATGGCTGCGCGCTGCTTGAGCACCGACAGCGACGGGATGATCTTATCGGGGTTGAGGTTAAGCCCCTTGGCGGCCTCGCGCAGAATCTCAGCGCGCCCTTCGATGCCCATGATCTGCAGATCAACCGGGTTGCCCGTGGCGGCCAGGAACTCATTGCGCCGAACCTGCGCAGCCTCCTTGGTCACCAGGGACAGTGCGCCGCGGGCTACGATCTTCAGGTCGCCCTTGAGCCCGGAGTCCGGGTCGTACTGCATGAGCCACTGGTAGGTGCGCTCGATGGACGGGCTGATGACGTGCAGGTCGATGCTGGAGAGCAGCTGCTTGATCTGCTTGGAGGCGTTGGTGATCATCATGCTCATGCCCGACGCGGTGCGGCCAGCGCCGCCCTCCCCGCCTGCCAGGCCCGTCATGTAGCGTGGGATGCCCGAGTATTCATCGGCGATCTCGCTGAACCGCTGGAACACGCCCATGAGCTCGTTGGCGTTACTACTCGGCTGGAAGAAGTCGATCGCCTTGCCCGAGCCGCCCATGGGGTCGGAGCTGACCTGCCACAGCTTCCACGGGAACATCTCGTCGAGCTTCTCGCCGGCCGGCAGGCGGTCCACGTTGATCTGCACCTGAGGCCCGGAGGAGATGCCCATGTTGTTGGCCAGCGCGCGTGCGGCGCTGTTGCACATGTCCTGGCAGTCGCGGATACAGTCGAAGAGGCTGTTGTGCCAGAAGGCGCCCGGGATGCGGCTGTAGCCGTCCGCGTAGTAGGGCCGGCGGTGCAGCGGGTCGGGGTTGATCACCGCCTTGATGACGTGCGTACCGATCAGCCAGGCCTCGACCTCGTACTCCTTGGTCTCGTCAGGCACCTCGTCCTCACCCATGCCCCACTCACGCAGCATCGCACCGCTGACGGAGCCCCAGTACTGCAAGGCGTCGATGAGGTCCGAGCGCTCAGTGCTGGCTGACAGGGTGTCACGCCCCTCCGCGGCGGCGCGCTCCGTGTCCACGCTGAGCCACTCGTGCAGCCCGCCGGAGCCGTGGTCCTTGAGCACCTCACGGATGGTCGCCTCGTTGTATCCGTCGATACCGATCATCGCGTTGAGGTCGGCGCGGGAGAGCTTGTGGCGCTCGATCAGAAACCCGTCATGCACCGTCTTGCTCCACGGCGCGGGGTAGATGTTGAACGGATCGACGCGCTCGAACTCCAGGCGCTGCTCAGCCGTCGTCACCGGCTGGAACGTCCCGTCAGGCCCCTGCTCCCACTTGAGCTGAGGCACCTTGCGCACCACAGGGCCCTTGAGGAACGCCGTCTTGAACACCATCAGGTCGTCCAGGAACTGGTCGATCGCGTCGAGCCAGCCACCCTCCACGCAGATGTCCTCGATCTTCTTCTCGGCGCGCTGGGCGTAGATGCGGGCCGTCTCCATCACCTGGTTCTCCAGCGCCTGCTTGGCGTCCACCAGCATCTGGCGGATGTCCGCGATGGACATGGGCAGCCCGCTCATCTCAGCCTGCATGACCAGCTGCTGCGTGGCCTGCATGATCTGGTCCACCTCGGCGGGCGGCAGGTCTGGGTCCGGTGTCGGCTGGATGGTCCACGGCTTCTCGGTACCCGAGCCCACGACGACGTCAGTCAGCAGCGCCTTGGCCTGGCGGGCTTTGGTGGCGAACAGCATCATGTAAATCTCACTGCCGCCCTGCTGCCGGATACGACTCAGCGTGTCGGGGTCATACTCCCCGCGGCGGGACCGCAGGGCCGACAGCATGTCCTTCTCGATGGTCTGCTTGGCGTCCTTGGCCAGGCTCCAGTGCCGGCGTATGTGTCCCGCCAGGGACTGCATCACCGGGTCGCTCGTCTGCTGGGCGTGGCGCGCGGCCTCGGCTGCGGCCTCTTCTGCCTGAAGTGCGCCGAGGGATTTGACGTTGACGGTGCCGCCCAGTGAGTAGGTCGGCGCAGATGTGGGGGGTTGGAGACCGAGCTGCATGGATTGGCCCTTGAGGTGCTAACTCCTACTATTATGCCCGGTAGCTGTCAATACGCATAGCGTACCTTCTGCACCTCCCGCCGGCCGGACTGGGCTGCGACACCGCGCACTCCCATGTCGATCACCGCGTCGGCGTACTGGTTGGCGTCGTGCACGTGGCTGAGGGAGTTCTTCTCCGGGCGGTCCTCCATGTCGCCGTTTCGCTTGATCTTGTAGCGGTAGCCGTAGCGGAACCCCTTGATCAGCATCTCGCACGACGGGTCAACGAGGTACATGGCCTTACCCTCCACCTGCATCACCAGCAACCGCTCGACCGCCTGGATGCGTTTCTCCGGGTCGTTGGTCGGCGGCTTGACGCACTTGAACCCCGCCTTCTTGAGCACGTCCACCAGTGACATCTCGTTGAGCTGCTGCTTGGCGAAGCCCGCCGGGTCAGGTGCGCAGACGAAGCTGCAGCCCTGGAACCGCTGGGCGATATAGGGGTTGAGCTTGGTGTTGATGAAGGTCTCGATGCCCATGTTCTCCGAGGTCACCTCCCCCAGGGTGAGCACGCGCCCGCGCGGATCGCGCTGCTTGAACACCGCTGCTGGTGTGCGCCCGAAGTCGATGCCGATGATGACCGGGTAGCTCTCGCCCCGGATGGCCTTGAGCGGCTCCTTGGCGATGTGGAAGTCCGCTGTGAAGGTCTTGTCGTACACCGGTGTGCCGCTGAGGCTGCGGCCGTACTCCGATCGCAGGTAGACCCGCAGCCAGTCCTCGGTCTTGCCCGGGATCAGGTTGGGGTAGTACTGCTTGGGCAGGTGGTCGTAGTTGTCGCACTCGGGGTTGACGGCCCACTCGTTGCCGTCCTTGTCCAGCAGGACTTCCTCGGGCTCTTCGCCGAAACGATCCACGTACACCGCTGGCCTGATGATGGCCGCTGGCTGCTTGAACACCGACCAGTTGCTCGGCGGGTTCTCCATCTTGTCGTGCCAAGCCGTATCTTCGTCTGGCATGTTGGTGTCGAACAGCGCGCACGAGCGCGTGGGCCCGCCATCCTTCATCGACGGGTACCGGTTTAGACGCCCGAGCAAACTGTCCACCACATCCATGTGCAGTTCGCGGGCTTCGTTACCCCACACAAATGTTGTCTCCAACGACAAGGCTTTCCTAACATCGTCAGGCGTATCGAGGGCGATAAACAACCACTCCGACTCCACCCGGGTGCCATCGGGCAGCCCTGCCTGGAGGACGAAGGTCTTCTCCACGGACTTCCACACCCCCGCCTGCCCCGGGGGCAGCCAGTCAAACACCGTCTTGCGGGTCGTCAGCGCCAGCTGGTCGGCCGTGTTACGCACGATCACCGCTCGGGTCTTGCGCACCCCCTGTTTGTTGGGTGCCTGACCGCATGCCAGCCGCATGAGCTCGTGGACGCAGGCCACCGACTTACCACCGCCGACAGGGCCCGCCAGCACCCGCACGTATGCGGGGGCCAGCATGAAGTTTTTCTGCGTCGGGGAAGGGGTGTAGGTCGTCATTCACTGCTCTCTCGGGTGTAAACGGGCAGGTCCAGGACGTCGATCACGTCCGCGTGAGGGGTTCTTGGGGTGTTTTGGGCTGGTGTGGTGGCCAACTGGACGCTGTGGTCGCCCAGGTTGATGGAAATCTGGAATCCCGGGCCCGCCTGGGCCTGTTTTTCCTCTTTCGGCTCCAGGTTGCCGACCTTCACGAGGGTCTTGAAGACCTCCAGCTTGGCTCCGAGGCTGGTTTCGTTGTTCATCGCCTGCACGATGACCTGATCCAGCAGCATATCCGCGCCCATGGCGGCCTTTTGCCGCACGATCCAGCCGTCTTTTTCGAGCTCAGCCTTCTTGGCGGCCACCGCGACCTGCAGCGGCTTGTAGTTCTGCAGCGATTTCCACTGCTCGGGGGTGAATCCGCAGCGCAGCGCGATGTCATCCGGCTCTTCCAGGCCCTGGGCAAGCGCGACCACCATCTCCGCAGGTATCTGCGTGATGGCCTTGGGGGTCCATCCGTACTCCAGGGGGTCGTCCGGGATGTCCGGCAGCTCGTCATTGACCATGTTTTGCCTTCCATGCGCGGACGTAGGCCTCCAGCGCACGCCGCAGTATATCGGTGGTCGTGGTTTCCCGCCGCGCAGCGATGCGATCCACCTCGTCCATGAGTTGGTCTGGGAGGTAGAAGTTGCGCCGGCGCTTGCCCTGCATAGTGGGTTGCTGGGGGGTAGGGGGTTTCATGGGGTGATTGTACCGGAGGGTGCGGGGCGTGTGTATTTTTTGTGTATGTTGGGAATTTTGGGTTCGGTGTGGGCGCATCCCATAAGACCCCGGCGGGGGTCGCGCGCCCTTTGGCCCCACCCCCCCACCCCCCCTGAGTAGCAACACGGCCTATGGTGTAGGGCGGTGTTAGCTGCTGATAGTAGCAGCGCCGCCTAGTGTGTAGGGCATCGCCCCTTCATCAACCCCACGTTATTTAACAACGTATTGGTACGCATTCCGTGCAGAGCGGCGAAGCCTTAGGGCCGCGAGCCAGCAGCATGGGCAAAAGTGTGCACCAGTACGTGGGGAGTAGCATCTTTAACAATTCGGTATCGGCATGTTCTTAGCGCGTGAATGGGTTAGCGGCCCTACGGAGCTATGCGCCGACGTTTTTGCGGGTTTGCGTGAAGTAACCCGCCGGCCAATGATCAGCCCGTAATCCCTAAACCGTAAGGCACGGGGTTAGTACGCCTGGCGAGCGTATAAGGGCTGGCTTTGGACAAGGCATTGTGTTAGTGCCTTGTCGTCAAGCCCAATCAATCATTGAAGGAAACTATCATGCAAAACGCCGTCACCATCTTTGCCGAAAACGCCACCCTGGTTGCGTACAGCGACAAAAAGGGCAACACCCACGAACTGACCGCCGAAGGGGCGCTTTTCAAGGGCGGAGCCGCGCTTGCATCCCTGAAGGATAAGGTCATGATGGCCGCCGGCCAGAAGGCCGCCAATGGCAAATATCGCGCTGCTGCCGACATTCTTGCCACCGCGTTTACGGCGCAGTCCAAGGCATTCGACAAACTGATCGGCACCCCGTGGGCCAACAAAGCCGCCATGACGTCTTACCTGGCCGCGCTGGAGCGCGCCGAGCC